CCATGAGCGTCACCTGGGTTTAATTGTAAACCAGAAATTTTACAACCAAAACATCCATCAACATATTCAGGGTGTTCACGTTCCCTATGTAAAGACATCAGATTGCCGTCACGTAAGCACTATAACCAGCAGCCTGCAAAGCAGTAGCGGTCGCTTGTTCAATAACATAAATATGTCCACCCAAATAAACTTCTTCAGCCTCTCTTACTTCAACCTGAGAAGGTTCACGGTAAGAAGAATAAACACCATTTGTTCTTAACACTGCTATACCCCTAGCAAGTTTATATCTTTCAAAAAGTCTATGACCACCCGCTGGTGTTTCATCTACCGTAGGAGGAACAAAATTATATTGAGTCATTTTTTTCCTTAAAATTGAAGGGTGGGATTTTACTCCCACCCCCCAACATTTTAAAGTGCGCCGATAGAAGAACTGGATTCGATACGATAAAGCGCAGCCTGACGGTATAGTGAGAATCCGAGGACTCCGTACCAACCGATAGGGCGAAAACGCATTAACTTATCAACAACAGGTCCGATGACAACGTGTGGCTCTTCAGCAACAGCCTCAGCCATTGCTTGCTTACCACAAACGATTGTACGGTAAACGCGAGTTACTGGAGTTACAGTGATTACTGTAGATACGGTCACTGCCGCGCTGTTAGCAACGTCAACAGTGAATGTTGTTGTTGAACCGCTTGTAGTGATTGCAGTAATCTTTGCACTGGTTCCAACACCAGTTCCAGAGATTTTGTCGCCAACTTCTGCGCGGGTAGCAATAACAGCCGAAGAAGCAACACCAAAGGTGTATCCAGTGGTGGCAACACCAGCAACTGTTACAGTGGTTGTAGCAAGAGCCGTTTGGTCAGCGCCATCCTTAGCAGTATACATACGTGGTGTTTCAACAAAGAAAGCACCTTCGTATGTACCGATAGTTCCAGCCCACACGTTAGAATTTGATTCTCCCGAATATGCGTGCATATCACGCCATCCGATTGAACCGCTTTCAGTACGAAGGTCATGTGAAACTTCTGGATGGATACCAGTCCAGTAAAGTGAACCTTCACGTGGAACAGCCTTACCGGTACGAAGTTTGGAAACAGCCTTACGAATGTTTGTGCCAGACAACTGAAAACCAGTTGCAGCCGTCACGGTAACCGTGCTAGTTGCAGTCGAACCAGAGTAAAGAACATTCGTTCCACTAACAAGTTTTGCCACAGCAATCTTATCAATAGAGTCTGCCATATTAAAGGCAAGAATGTCAGCAATCGCTGGGTCAACATCGGACAAAGAAAACAACTGCAACTTGCGGGTAGCAAGGGCAGCGTTACCGTACTCTGCAAGAGTAACAGTAATAGGTGTAACATCGCTCAACGTAACAGCCGTTGGGTCAGTTGTTTCAGCAAGTTCAGATGATGCAGCAGTCAAATCGTTGTAAAGTGAGAACACAACGGTGGACCCTGGCATCGCCTGTTGGGCGGGACGCTTATCAGCAACCGAACGAATCATCGGTTGAGAGCGCAACGCAAATTCGACATAACGGTCATAAGCGGTTTGAATCAAACCAGCGAACGCCGTAGTGTCAGTATATGGAGCAGCCATGCAAGTTCACCTCCTGGTGAATGGTAGTTTTAGAAAGTTGTAATACCAAGAATAGAATTTAACTCGTTAGCATTTTTTGCATTAAGTATCTTGGCTAAAGAATCTTCCTGAACTAAGGGTGCTTCACCAGAAGAAACAATATTGTTAATTCTTGCTTGTGCCGATAAATCAACACTAGGCAAAGCCTTACTTTCAGGAGCATTAGTTTGGTTAACACCAAACAATTCGCCGTTCTCATTAAGCCATTCGTTAATAGCATCCTCAGACGTAGCAACGTCCTCTGGAATAAATGCTGACACCTTGGGATTAATTCCCTTAGATGTTAAAACATCCTTGACTGTACGTTGACGAGCCTGATTCTTAAAATTACCCAACTCTTCTTCAAGTTCTTTCTGACGCTTTTCTAGCGTCCGATTAACTTTACGTAATTGTTTAACTACGTCAGTTGGTTCGTCATTGAATTCATCATCATCGTACTCGTAATTGGTAGCCATCTACCGTTCTCCCTTTTGTTGTTGTATTCGCAATCCGCAACGATGACTGGGGAATCAAAGTTGGCTATCGCTACCAGTCTATATACGCTTACTTGGGCTGGTGGGTCAAGTAAGGAACCTATAGTGTGCTAGCAGTAGAAGAACCTAGAGAATATCTATCTAGTCCACTACTACCACCAAATCTTGCTTGCGCTCTTTGAGCACGTTTTTGTGATTCAGTAATTGCAGTTTGTTTCCCTTGAACTTGGGCTTCAACTGCCTGAAGATTACTATAATTTTTGTCGCCTTCAATTTCAGCCATTGTTCTTTGAGTCTCTGCCAAAGTTGCGGCTTGACCAAATGATGTTTTTAATTGACCGTAACCCTGACCTTCTACATCAGGAATCATTTGCTCAAATTGAGTAGTATTAATTAAACCAAATAATTGTTTACTTGCAGCCTGGGCAGCAGCACCAAGTTCAGCAGTACGTACCTGTTTCTTCGCCAAATCAATTCCTAATTCAGGATTCAATAAATAAGTCATAGCGGTTTCTCTTGTAATGGTAGGATAGTACGAAGAAAGAGCATCCATTACATCAGGATTATTTTTAACACGGTCTGCAGCCAAAGTTACTCGTTCTTCAAATAATCTTGGACTAACATTTTTACTAATATAGTTACCCATTTGTGCCGTAGTAGCCAACACTGAAGGGTCCAATCCGTGGGCAACTAAAGTTTCAATAAATCCGCGTTCCATTTCAATATAAGTTCCCTCATTAACAGCAATGTTTCTTTTTTGAAGAGCAGCCATTCCGGGGAATCTTAACTTGTATGCTTCGCTGTCGCGTATGGTATTTTTTATTGTTGATATTCCTTCATCATTTTTAATACCCTCATTTATATAATCAATTAAAGTTTTACCAAAACTATCTTTAGTACCAGCAAGACCTGCCCTGGTAAGAATATCTGTAAATTCTTCAAGACCACTGCGAGTTGCTTTTTGGTCTGCAGTCTCACCAATTTTAGGAGTAACACCACCAATACCACCAGCAACAGGTGTATTAGTTTTACCAGCAACAACCATACCGGTACCAGTATCACCAGCAATAGGTGTAGTACCATCCGGTGCTACACCATATCTATTAACAAGAACAGTATCGCCCTCACGGGTAACAACTGGGTTTATGTACTCGTCTGCTTGTTCAAAACTGGGATAGTTAGAAACAATAGTGTTTTGAGTTAAGGTATCGTCTGCTTCAACAATGCCCATATTTTTTAAATTTTCAAATATGTTTGGCATTACCCCACCATCCCAAACATTTGTTTAATACTTTCAGCCATATTGACATAAGTTTCTTTACCATTTTTAGTTAAACCCCACTCAGGAGTTTTCTTAATTTCTTTAGTAACTTCAGAATCATTCCTTGCAAGAGCGTTACCTTTATCGTCATACTTAATAGCATATTTTTTTATTGTATCCCAAGAAACATTAGTTGGGTCTACCTCTAACAAAGTACCAATAATTTTACGAACATTCGTAGTTTGATTATCTAAAGTTCTACCTAAAGCAAAACCCTCAGCATAAGGTTTAAGAGCAGAATCATCCATTGCCCTGCGCTTCATTTCTTCCAACCACCAATTAGCGTCACGACCATCAGTAACATCAAGCAAACTACTGTTAATAAAGTTTTTTTCTTTAGAAATATCTTGACCATATTGCCATGCTCTTGCTTGAATAGCGCTAAAAGAAGTTCCTAAAGTTCCCCCACCAGAAAATATTAAATTAACATTATTTGAAAGATAATTTTTATATTGAGGATTCTCAGTATCCCAACCATTTCTTAACATTTCAATAGAGATAGATTTAACTTTGGCATTAAAATCATCAACCGTCATTACCTTATTGGTTACTGGGTCAACTTGATTAATGTTAATACCAAGTGCTTCTAAATTTGTTTTAATAGATAATTCAGTATTTTTAATATGTTCATCAAAAAGTGATTTTTTACGTGGGTCATTTTGTTCAACAATAAATGCTTTAAGAGGACCGGAATTATTTTGTCCCCAAGCCGTAACCGATAATTGCTCATTAAATGTTTTTTCATCTACACCCAATTTTATACTTTTTGCAATAAGGTCAAGTACCTCTTTTTTTTGTTTTTCATCAGGTATAGTATTAAAGACAGTTCTTAAATAAGAAGCCCACACTTTAGAGTCAGCAACCCTCTTAGCCTGTTCCTTGGCTGCTACAGCAGAAGCACCCTTAACGGAGGCTTCAGTGCTACCACCAGCGGCAGGGGGAGTGGGGGTTGTGGTTCCCGTACCAGAAGCCTTAACTCCCGTCACAGAGGCACCAGTGGCTTTTGTGGTGGGTGGGATATATCCAGTAATGCCCCCCGTAAAAGTATTAACAGGGGTGGCAGGCGCATCGGCAGTATTAGGAAAAGGCTTAGCCTTACCCAAACTTACAGCCTCAAGATTTGCCGCACGCTCAAAATTTAACTTCTTTGTTTTAGCGGCAGCATCTTTTGCAGCCTTTGTTGAAGCAGCAACCTTTTCACCCGCCGCCAAACCCGACATATCACGCGGGCTAGGAATCGTTGGATTGGCACGACCAGCAAGCGAAGATGCTTGAGGATTTCCCTCAGCATCCATCAAGCCCTGCTCCTGAAGAGAAAGAATCTTTTGAGCATCCTTTTTAAATTCAGGTATATCTAAATAAGCACGAATATACCTCAAGTCAATATTTGGGTTAATTTCCTTAGCAGAAATGCCAACTTTTTTTTCAGCCATTATGCTTTTGCCGCCTTAGTCTCTTGCAAAGCACTTTGATAAAAATAATCAAGATAAGAATTTTCTGTCTTAGTTTTATACTCATTACTATTCTTAATAAAATCAACAACAGCCTGCTGCCTACCCGTTGCACCAGTACTCTTATCTTGACTCAATACAAGATTAATAGCAGAATTTGTTTCATCACCAGAAGACATAGGACGATTCAACAACTGTTGAAAAGCACCCTGCGCCAAAGCATAAGCATCCTGATTAGTAAACGCTGGACCAGCAGAAGCAGTCTTCTCATATTTGTCTTTAATGTTTAAATCAAGAATTTGAGTTGGAGTAACCTGAGCACCATGCTGAGAATAAGATTGAGACTCTTGACCCAGTTTTTCCCAAACCGAATAAGCAGAATAAACATTTACATTATATCCCAAATAGTTAAACTTTTTTACAAAAGATTCTTTTTCTTTCATACCCATATTTGTCCACTTGTCGTTCCAATCCTTTATACTTATACAGAACCATAACCAAGAATACTAGACTTACCA